CAAACGACATTAATCCTCCACTAACTCACGCTATTAAGATGCTCGCAGCTCACTACTACGAGAATAGAAGGGCGGTAGTAGTGGGTGCAATTACAGCGGTTATACCATTAGGTATAAAGGCTATTATCAATCCTTATAGAATCATTAATACTAGATGAATATAGGGGCGCTAGATAGAAGGGTAATACTACAGCAGCCTACGTCAACCGTAAACGATTACGGAGAGCGCACTGTGTCCTGGGGTACCTATGCTACAGTATGGGCTGCTATAGAGCGCAAGCCCTCAGCTAGTGAGCGCAATAGTGGAGAGCAAGTAGTGAGCTTTCAATCGGTAACTTTTACGATACGCAACAGCTCACAAGTGGCTTTGCTTTCCCCATCGTACAGGATAAGCTACGACTCAAAGATATATGAGATATTAGGAGTTCAGGAAGTAGGGCGAAATGAGCAGCTCAGAGTAATAACAGAACTACTGGTGAACTAATGAGCGTTAAAGTAACAGGAGTAAGCGAGCTCAACAGGCGCATAGATAAATTAGCTCAATGGAGTGTGAAAGATTCAGAAAAGCTTCAGGAGATAGGCCATAAGGTCGGGGCGGTATATGCCAACTACTTAAAAGCTAACATAAAAGACTTAGGTACAGATATAACTGTAAGAACTAAGAAAGATACGTTAAAGGTTAAGAAAGGGCAGCTAAGGAGATCTAGTGGAACCTGGCAACCTAATAAAAATAGTAATACTATTCTAGCTGGTCCAAGAACTAAATCAATCGGGAGGAGAGGTAAAACTAAAAAATACGATGATGGCTGGTTTGCTCATATCGTAGAGAAAGGAGACTTTGATGAGCGCTTTGGGGGTAAGCATAGAACACGTAATACAGGCGTTTTTGATAGAGGACAAAAAGCAACTTATAACAGAAGTAGAAAGTACGAGGTACAACTTTTAAAAAGCAACTTCGGACATTATATAAAGAATCTATGAAGGTAGGTAAAGCGATATATAATATACTGTCTCAATCTACAGAGGTACAAAGTAACTTTCCCTTTACCGATGCAAACTACAGCGCTTCAGGTTCTGAGCTTGTGAATGACGGTAACTTCCCTAACGGAGATAACTGGAATGTCGGAACTGGGTGGAGTATTGCAAATAACAAAGCTTCAGTAGATGCAAGTGGAACACTAACTTTATCGCAGAACTCAGTTAATATAGTTAATGGGAAACTATACAAAGTTAGTATTGAAATTACCGACTATGTATCAGGGTTTTTAAAGCCCCAGTTCGGAGGGCAAATAATAGGAGATTTCAATACAGGCGGAGTTAAAACTTTCTTTGTAACAGCAAACAGTAGTTCATATGCTACGCTGATCCTTTACGCTTTGGGTACTGCGAAATTTTCAGTAAAAAATATATCAGTTCAAGAGTTTGCTTTAAATAAGATATTCCCAGAGCTAGCCCCTCCAGGGGTAGAGGTTCCTTATATCGTGTACTCTGTAGTAAGTAACTCACCAAGCGACACTAAGAACGCCAACGGAGATATAGACACAGCTAATGTAGAGGTTTACAGCTTCCAGGATACATATAACAAAGCAGTAGATTTAGGAGTAAGCGTAAGAGCTGCTTTGGACCGAAAAACAGGAACGTATAACACGATAAAGATACAGAGCACTAACTACGTTAATGAACAAATGGATGTTAACGAAGCTCGTAAGCTTTGGGCGGCTATTCAGGACTACTCAATAAGAATAAAAAATTTATAAATGGGAGACTTAATTTTAAATCACTGGCAAAGCATACTATTTGCCTTATTAATAGCTGCGAGGGCTATCTTCTCACTCGTACCGTCAGACAGCCAAGCGGTTAAAATATTTGGCTGGATAGATATTATTATAACTGCACTTGTCGGAGGCGACAGGCGTAAAAAGAAAAACAAAAAAACTAAATAAAATGGCTGAAACAACAGGAATAATTAACGGCTCTAATCTTAAAGTAACATTAGGAGCAACAGGGGGGGCTTTGGTAATGGTAAACAATTTAACAGATTGTTCTATCTCTACTAACTTAGATATGAGAGATACCACAACTAAATCAAACGCGGGATATAAAGCTTTGCTTCCTGGTATGATGGAGGCAACTATGTCTTTCTCTGGGATGTTTGCAAACGATGCGACAGTAGGACTGCATGAGCTCTTCGACTTTCAAAATACTAAAGCAAAGTTAGATATCAAACTTACTCAGATTGTAGGCTCAGGCTCAACTCCTAATCCTGCAGACATGGAGTACGTAGCTAAGGGTTACATAACTTCGCTAGACCTTACTGGAGGCGTGGAGGATAATGCTTCTTTCTCTTGTACTGTACAATTAGTAGAGAGCATAGCATATAACGTTATACCGTCATAATGGATATCTCACTCAATAATAAAAGCTATCCTGTAAAAGCTACGCTTAGAGCCTGGAGAAACTTTGAGAAAGCGACAGGAGTTAAAGTAGTCGAGGTTGACGCTTCAGATATTACTCTAATCCCTGAGCTTATTTACTACTTTGTAGTTGATGGCTGCGCAGCTCAAGGAATGGATTTTAATTTGAGTATAGATGATTGGCTAGGACTAATCGAGGTACAAGATTTACCTAAGTTAGTTAAAGTTATGGAGGAGGCTATGAGTAGCGACTCAACGGCTGACTCAAAAAAAAAGATAAAGGCGATCCCTTGACATGGAACAAGATAGAGGAGCTGGGGCTAGGTCTACTAGGCTTATCCCCAGCAGCCCTTTATTCTTTAACATTCGAGGAGCTCGGTAACGCTGTACGAGGTAAGAGACAAAGCGAAGAGATTAAGGAGCGCTCAGATTGGGAGCGCACTAGATGGCAAACAGCTCTACTTTTAAACGTACACACAAAGAAAGGGGCGAAAATTACCCCGAAAGATTTAGTTGTCTTTCCTTGGGAGAAAGCAGCACAAAAGAATAAGACACAGCTAGACGGCAGAAGGATGCTAGAAAGCTTGGTAAAATATAGTAAGTAATGGCAAAGCTAGGAGATTTAGTAGTACGGATAGGAGCAGATACAAGGAATCTAAATAAGAGCCTTGGTAAAGTGCAGCGAAATATGCGCTCGATGACTTCTAACTTCACAGCTCTAGGTAATCAGATGACCAAAGCTATTACGCTACCTATACTCGGTATAGGGGCTATGGCTATAAAAAGCGCAGCAGACCTTGAGACGATGGAGGTAAGCTTTATCTCTCTAACTGGAGGAGTAAAGCAAGCAGCTGACATGATGAAGCAGCTAAACGATTTTACAGCTAATACTCCATTCCAGATAGATGCGGTTGCTACTGCAGCTCGTCAGCTTATAGCTTCAGGTACTAAGATAAGCGAGGTAAACGAACAGCTACAATTTTTAGGAGATATAGCAGCAACTTCTGGAAGTTCTATAGATGAAATAGCGGCTATATTTTCAAAGGTTAATGCTAAGGGAAAAGTAGAACTAGAGAGCCTAAACCAACTAGCAGAGAGGGGTATTCCTATCTTTAAGGCGCTTTCAGATGCTACAGGATTACCAGCCGAAAAGCTCGGAGCTGGCGCTGTAAGTGTTCAGCAGTTTAATGAAGTTTTGAAGAGCTTTGCAAAACAGGGTGGTTTTGCTGAGGGCGCTATGGAAAGGCTCAGCCAAACCACCTCTGGAAAGTTTAGTACAGCTATGGATAACTTAAAACTAGCGGGCGCTTCTCTAGTTGAGAGCATCATGCCTTTACTTAAACAGCTTATAGATAAAGTGACAGTTTTTGCTAAAGCTTTTACTAGGCTAGATCCAGAGATAAAAAAAATTATTTTAATGGTGGGAGGTTTAGCTGCTGCTATTGGACCTTTATTAATAGTATTGCCTTCTCTAGGAGTAGCGCTTTCTGGAGCTTTTGCTATAGCTACAGGTCCTATTGGTTTAGTAGTTGCTGGTATTACAGCTATGACTTTAGCCTTTTTTCATTTTTTTGACAAAATAGAACGCCCTTTAACTAATCATATTAATTCTATTATACGTTTATACAATGAGTTTGATTTAGTAAGGATAGCAATAGGAGGCGTAATGGGAGTCTTTAAAAATTTAGGGATTATTATAGAGACTCAAATTACAACTATCATAAACGCCCTAAGTGCTGGCTTAGGCACTTGGGTAATATTATTTTCTGAAGGACCAAGGGCAGCGGCTAAACACTTTAAAAAAGCGGCGAATAAGCTATTTACAGAAATGGCAGAAGGTGCTAAAGCTATATATGATGGAGTAAAACAAGAAGTTGAAGAGCATATTGCACGAGATCCTATTGAATTATTAGAATTTGGAGATCTAGGGAAGAAGAAAGATGAAGTACTTGCGTTACTTGATTTTAGTACTTGGTTCAAGGAATCTGGCACAGCCACAGAAGAGCACGTTAGTAGCCTGCTTAATAGGTTGTCAGAATTTGGTAAAAGTTTTGTTTCTGATGTAGAAGAAATTGGAAGTGATGTAGTTTTAACTACTGGCTATGTAACGCAAGCTTTTAACAACTTAGGACAAAGCATATCTAATGCTTTTGTAGATGCTATTTTTGAAGCTCAAAACTTTGGGGATGCTATGATAGCAATAGGTAAGCAAATAGTTAAAGCACTTTTAAGTGAAGCTATAGCTAATGCAATCTCTAATGCTTCGAGCGCTAAGAATTTAGCTAACCAAGCAAGCGGAGGTCTTACAATACCAGCTTTCATAACTGCTGCGGTGGGTAGTGTAAAAGCTGCTTTTAGTAACATTCCAGCTCTAGCTGAGGGAGGGCTAGCTTATGGACGAAGTCTCGTAGAAGTTGGAGAGTACTCTGGAGCTGGAGGTAATCCAGAGGTAATAGCTCCACTTAATAAGCTTAAGGATATGATAGGAGGAGGGAGTTCTAATTTGTACGGTCGTATCTCAGGTGATGATATAGTAATAAGTAATTCACGAGCTGCGCGTGATAGAAATAGATACGTATAATGAGTATGATCTATGCAGTCAGCGAATTTACTGACGAGAAAGATACAGATTGGAAAGTTCAAATTGTAGATGCTGACTCTAATGCTAGTGATTTAAACTATGCTTTTAATTTAGGTCCTGACGGTTTTAGGATAAGCTACGGATATGACAACTTCGATAGGTCCAAGCCAATACTAGGGAGTAAGTTAATGATTACTCTCTTTCATCCTGAAAACAACTCAGCAGCATTCGATGCTCTATATACAGCTTTAGACACTACAGAGGAGGGAACTTATAGAGTAGAGGTTTATAGAGATCCTGATGGATTAAATGAGGCTTGGTGGATAGGCTCTATACTCCCTGAGCAAACTATAATCCCTGATGAGTTCCCGCATGCAGCTGTAAGTATAACCGCTGTAGATGGGCTCGCTAATCTTAAAGGAATAAAGTACAATAATGACGGCACAGCTTACAGTGGAACGGATCTAATAACGACACACTTATATAAGGCACTAAGCAAAGTACACGCTGCTAACTTTTGGGGTTCGAGTGATATATTATTACGCTTCTATGAAGACTTTATCTCAGCTCAGTATAAAGCTTGGATAGGAACTGCTCAAAACAAACAGCTAGAGAATGCTAAAATTGAGCACTCGACTTTCT